CGTCATTAAAGTAAACAAGTGTTCTATGTTTCGGAACAGAAGGGGAAATTTACCATTTCAAATCGCAGGCATTGAGATGTACATCTACCCGGTAGATGATGACGCAATCAAGTTTCATGATTTACAAGAAGGTGATATTATTGCAATGGAAGGCAAGCGTGTTACCAGTTTTGTGATTGCAGCAGCGTCCGGTAAAGTTTCACATGTTGGCCAAATGATGAAATTGGGAGGAAAGCTATGGCTTGTGGAAAGTGTTGATAAGATTAATTCGAGTATTACAAGATGGGATAATGAAGGATGTTGTCCCGTTCGTTCGGGTGTATCTGCATCTGCATTACCAACACTCATGTTTTTGTATAAACGAAGCGGTGTATATCGCCCAACACCTGCTCTTACTGAAAAAGAACTTGATATTATGCGTACGGAATTCTTAAAATTATATGGAAATCCATATGAAACAAACTTATTGATGTTTCTTAATGCATTTACTGGCATGCCTACATTGGGGAAGCGTAAGAATTTCTACTGTTCACAATTAACTGCATATTTATTTAGAAAAGCAGGGAGGCTTAACTCACATTATAATTTGATTCGGTACAAAACAGGGAACTATCGACCAAACGACCTTGTTAATTCTATAAAATGTAACTACAAGGGGAAACTGCCAGGTACAAAACCCATCGTATTTAAACGTCATGTTCACACCGACGAACCTACGACATCTTAATGTACTCATCTGGTTTTGATTGAACATTTGCAGCAATCTCATCGTGCCATGGATTTTTTAGCGACGATACGGGAACTGCCGGGTTAAATCTGTTTATAATATGCGCGTCACGTTCCATGGACGATTCTGCTGCGCGTTGGGACATACTTTTTAGTTCTGCTGCACCTACTTGCGTCGAAGACGGTACCATGACCGCATTTTCGTCGTCATTGCTTACAATTTCTAATTTTTTAGCCTCTTGAACATTTTCAACGGGAATCATTACAGATTCGGTAGTTGGTCCCGATGGTGTTGGGTCATCAAGTACAACCACACTATGTGTAACCGTCTTGGTGGAATCCACTTTGGTCATGCCATGCTCGGCCATGAAACGCATAACACGCTCCTCACAACTTGGCCAAATAAATAGTCGTACAATTAGATATACGAGATATGCAATAAGCATACCGGTTAGGAAAGAATCACTGTCCATATCTTTTATATATATTGATACAAAAAATAATGTATGATAATCTACTTAATTGTCGTGACGATCCATTTTTTGCTGATCTGCCCTTACTGCATTTGCAAATGCAGCCCTTGACGATGGGATCGACATCCCAGGGTTTGAGGTAGGTTCCTCTTCTTGTTTTACACAACATCCGCATGGGCACCCACAACTAAAACATCCGCATAAATTTAACGAGCACGCGAATCCAAAACCCATTTTATTTATTGCGATACAAAAAATTATATCAGATCCAGTTATTCTATAATTTATTTATTTAGTTACGGTGCCGACCATAAATAGACGCAAATATTCCACGAGAGACTGGCAGGTAGCTGCGACCAGTCTTAGATGATAGGATCATCCGTGTATCAGTATTTGTGGTTTCCGTTTTTACCACAACCGGAGATGTGAGTGGTGCGGAAATCTCCTCATCTTCCGTTACTTCAATGGGGACAGGAACATGTGAGGATGTCTCTAATTTTTCAACACGTTCAAGAATCTCACGGAACTTATCATTTAGATCCGCAATGGAATATGGAGCAGGCGGTGGGGATGATGGTTTATCAGTATCGTCTACGGTTGGATCCGTAGACGAGTTGTTATCGGCTCCGGTGGACGATTCCTCTGGGATAGTATCAGTTGGCTGATCTACTGGTGTATCGATTGGTTGTTCCTCACCAAGTGCTGCACTTGCACGCTTTAGCCATGCTGGCTCAGAAATTGGCGCGGTTCGTACGGTACCCGGGGAATCCGGACGATCTGGGAGGGGTGATGATGTTCCAGACATAATTAATAGTTCGTTCTTTACTTTATACTATAAATATAAAAAATTAAACCCGGTAATACAATCAGTCACGTCCCATATTTTTGGTATAATCTACAATCTATTCAAAACGCATATCCCCGGGGAAAATGCCACTGTATGCATCGACCGACCGATTCGCAGCACGCGAATCACTTACTGGACGATCATCCGATGGGATGATAAACGCCTGTGCAAGGCGCCACCCAACACCAAGTGCTGGATCCTTGCGTGCCCAAACACCAACATCTTCGAGAATGGCGATAATCTTGGCGTTACGAAGCTGGCCATTTCCACCATCCTGTGGGGATAGGAGATCGGTAGTTGTAATATTCTTCCAGGTATAACCGGTCTCGTCCTTGCCAGTCGCCATGCGAAGGGTAGGAGCATTTGGGAGACCAGTTGGGACAACCTTTACGCGCATGAAATGATAGTCATGCTGACGCTGTAGACGAAGGGACGCTTGGGTGACAAAGATAATGTTGTCACGTGTGATTTCTTCCGCGTTGTCATCAAACCATACCTTATCCTTTGCAACATCTGCAATATTGTTATGGAGTTCGCCGAAAAACTTCTTATAGTCATCTACATCATGATTGATGCGAATGTCCATGGTGTATGTAAGTGGTCCAAGATCACCTGGGTTCTTGATAGCCTGATCAATCTTGGCAAGAAATTCTGTAGCAGTCGTCGGCTTTCCGCCTTGACCAAATGGTGTGTTTAGGTACCATGGGACAGTTGCCCACCTTTCATATGAACCGACACGAAGTGCGATACCCGGATTAATGTATACTTTTGTGACAGCCTTCTTATTCCAATCAAAATCGGAAAACTTGACCTCGGATGGCTTGGTTGTGGTGAACTCATAAGTTGTGGAAGACATATGTATAGCTGTTATGTATTTGTGTAGTGTTTATATAGAGAGATCGAGTTGTATATGTGGTCAGAAGCAGGAGCTTCCAAATATGTTATACTATATGCATTACAAAATAACAATCTGACAACTTATAAACTATTATGAATATTATGACTATTATGAATATTATAAAACTTATTATGCCGTATTGGCTTTTCCTATTCTTGACTTTAGTATACGCTCAAGTACATCATCACGCGGTGCCTTTGCGTAATATGTTTGAAGTAGACCAGCGGCAGTTGCAAGTACCCCAAAGATGATTTGATTCCGGGCCTCTTTTCGTTGCAACACAACCTGTCTATATGAATTATATGCATAAAACGAACCAACAAGTAACATACATAAGAATAAGAAAGTATTCACATATGGCAGATATTCTTCCATTTTGTATACAAATGATATGTCTATTCGGCAGTTGATTTTGGCATGGTCATCTTCTCGGGCATATCACCTGGCCAATCCCATTCCATCTCGTTATAAATTTTCTTCATAACGGCATCCTGTGGTGGGATCTTTCCAGTACCTGAAAGAAGTGACAATGTTGGTAATAAATCATCGGCACCCATTAGTTCATAAATCCGATAAATGCAATAACTATATGATAAAAAGTTCTTACGATCAGCTGGCATGTATTTATTAAATGGCTCTTGGATGGCAATAAAGATTAAACCAGCAAGCTGATCCATTTCCGACGTTAGTCGTGGCGGAGGTACGCCGGTACACTTCATTGTAATCTGAGCCGTGTAGCGATATGTCTTTGACTTCATTTTATTTTTCTTGAGTATATCAAGTACAATATGCTGATCCACCTCATCTGGATGTACATTACGAAGAGCAAGTCCTTCCATAACTTTTTTAATTACATCATCGGGCACCACATATGTTTCTTTTGCTTGTGTACGTATAAGCCATTCGGTAAAATGATTGGATCGTTTGTATGAAAATGACTGGTTAAATACGACTTCGTCTCCAAATGATACAGCGGATGCCGTCGCATCTAACACAGCTGCCGAATATCCGCATTCTTGGCAATTAAGTAGTGAACGAGCAGCTTGCATCAACACGGGACCACCGCATTTAATACACTTGGAATCATCATTGTTAATTTTTACAATAGGGGCGGCTCCATTAACGATTGCGTTATATTCATGTGTTAATTTGTGTTTATCTGGACAGGTATCAGTTGCTGTAGTTGCTGCGCTGTGTTTAGGTTTTTTATTTGCAATTGCAATGGCCGTATCCATTCTATTTTGGCTAATCGTATACTTTGAAGTTAGTAGCTCAAGTCGTTCTACGTATATATCATTTTTGATTTTATCTACTTCATCTACTAATTGTTTACGTGTATTTGTTATAACTTTCCGTTTTAATATATTGCATCTGTTGTTTGGTAGTTTTGATAGTTCATGGTCAATGTCACCAATCTTTTGATTAATATCGTCAAGAGAATTACTCATATCCTTTACATCATTTTCTGCTTTTTCAATTACAGACGAAAGAGTTACTACTTCCACCGGTTGACGAGTACGCTTAATTGGCATAGAACTGGTATACTATATATGTGGAAAAAACTATAAATCTGATTGTGATATAAAAATATTTTATGTATATAAAGATCAAATGGGACGAACAAAAAAGCGTCTTGGTAAACGTAAGAATCTTAATGATCGCTTTCATAAATCCAAGGGTTTGTTTGACAATTTTAAATCAACCGCTGCAATCATGGAAGCATCGGTGGAAGAATCAGTCGAACAACTCAAGGAGGTAAGTATTCAGATTGATAAGGTTAATCGTGTTGGTCACATGACGATCTATGGAGTGGATACACCGTTTCGCATTGGGAAGAAACTTGGCGAAGGTTCATTTGGGGCAGTTTATGAACTAGCCGGTTCACTCGATGGAACTGTATTAAAAGTAGTTGGTTATGATCCACGCGATCCAGACAATGCTAGTTATGAAGACTGGGTTATACGCATTGTATCTGAAGCAGCACTCACTCGAATTTTTAGTGCAGTAAAAGCTGGACCAACTACACCGCCGATATCACTGGGTATGTCTCCTGATAAAAAAGTAGCATACTTCTTTATGGAAAGCATGTCTGGGTCTGGGTTTGATTTAATGGAAGCAATTCTATACAATGGTGATTTTAATAAATTTAAAAGTACACTTACAAAACAAATCAGACATCACATTACAGTAGCGGTCAAGCTCGGAATTGTTTGCACCGACATGAAACCCGATAATATGCTTTATCGTATCACAGATAAACACAAACTTAAGATTGTTCTTGCTGATTTCGATAGTCTGTTTTGTTGTGCTATTGCAGAATCATATGCAAGAAAGCATTTACATGGTGTAAAAATGGCAGTTCCAGACCGCAAAAACGATGGTCATTGGACCAATATTCACGGTACACTTCTACATGATCGCATTCCCGAAACGGGCGCACCATGTCCAACCAAACGAAACAAATACACACGACAAATTATCAAGGTAACACTTGGTTTGATTGGATCTATGATGAATCTATTTCCAGAGGAGCGTAGATATACTCGTAAATATCTTGGTGATCGTCGCAATCGCGGTGAATATGTCTTCGATCTGTTTAAAATTAGATGGGATCACTACAAACCACTCTTCATTGTGTAAACTTTTTAATTGGAGCATATGAATACCGATGCACAAATGGAATTGGTCCATTTTTTTCAATTGCAGCCATGTGTGCCTGTGTACCATACCCCATGTGATTCGAAAACCCATATTCTGGATAAGTCTTACTTAGCTCCTCCATATATAGGTCACGAGAAACCTTTGCAATTACAGATGCACATGAAATTGAATACATTCGAGAATCTCCCTTGATAAATGTCTGAATCTCTGATGTATCTACAAACATCTTTGGGGTCTTGTCACCGTCAACAAGTGCAAGGTTAGCACCGGACTCATTAATAACATTTCCCATTGCTTTCATTGTTGCCTTCAGGATGTTAATATCATCAATCTCATATGGTTCAATGAAGCTAGCATAACATTTGATATTTGAATTAAGTGTCAGATATTCAAATGCTTCCATGCGTTGTTTTTCTGTCATCTTTTTACTATCTTTGATTAGTGGATGAATTGGCTCATTTTCTGGCACAAAGCATGCGCCAGCCACAACTGGTCCCGCAAGACAGCCACGACCAGCTTCATCAACTCCAACTACAATATTATCACCGAAACTACCGAATGTGTTACATATAGTTAGAAGTTCTTCATCACGGTTCATGTTATAACTCAAGTTATACCGAAATTATTTAGTATTTGAGATATCTTACATGTGAATTAATTTTGTTCATATATAGTAAATGCCGG